GACGCCCAAGTGGTGTTGGTGACGGTGAACTGATCCACCGCCGGATTGAGCGTCACCCGGGCCGGCACCGGCTCGAAGGCCTGGTAAGGGTTGATCTTCATCGACCCGGTGCGGGCCAGCTGCTCGATCACTGGAGCCAGGGTGTAGTCCAGGGTCAGCAGTGCATTACCGTTGTCCTTGGCGTGCTGGGCGGAAGCCGTGATCGGCAGCGTCAGCACCCCGGCCACAATCGCGCCCGTCTGCGCCACGCCCTGATCGCGCAGGTCGTCGTCCAGAAAGTTGTCGACGAACAGCCCCTTCTTGGCGGCCGGCTCGCGGATGTTGGCATCCACGCGCAGGCGCTCCAGGGCCATCAGATCGTAAAGATCGGCGATCTGGCGCTGCATCGCGGTGAGCTCCGAGACCTTGATGGTGCGGATCGCAATGTTGCGCACGACCGGCTCCGAGCCACTGCGCCAGTCGTAGCCGATCTCGGCCAAGGCCAGGCGCGAAGCCGGCACCGTGGGGGCGACGGGATTGCGCACTTGGCTGATGCCCTTGATGCGCTCGACTTGGCCATCAGCGGTGAGTGCCAGCACATCGACGCGCGGCAGCTTCCACTGGTAGTCGATGTACATCGTCGACCCCTGCACGACCCCGGTCACCTTGAAGCCGGTATCGGTCAGATCGGTGGGGGTGATGCTGGCGATGTACTGGTAGGTTACCTGGTAGCTCGATCCTGGTGCGGGCTCAGCGCCACCGGGCGACCAGTCGATCTCATCACCCACCACCTTGTAGTCGGTGCCCTGGGTGTAGGTGGTGGCACCTTGCTGGATAGTGAGCACGGCCACCACGGTCGGTTCGGTCAAGACATCGCGGCTACCAGTGAAGGCGCCATGGACCACTGTCTCGGTCTTCTGCTGAGTGACCTTGATGTCGATCACCTGGGCCAGCGGCGGCCGGTTGATCGTGACGACCATCGAGCCATTGCCCGAATCGTTGAACACCTGCGGCTCCGATGACACCCGCTGAACATCCGGATCGATGGGCAGACGCAGCCGTTGCGACTGGCTGCGCTCGACCTTGAAGCCATCGATGTTGGCGCGGCCTTCTGCCACGGAGAAGATGTGCTCTTGGGCATCGGCATAGGTGCTGAGGAATCGGACACCGAGCCCTTCGGTGACGTAGTGGCCGTTGGCGTCATAGTCGTAACGGGCCAGGCTCGCAATCACGCCATCAAGCACGGGCGGCTGGCGGCGGTTCTCGAGGATGCCGTTGTCCAGCGCATAGACCGCGTGGAAGTCGCCGGGCTGTCCGTCCGAGGTGCCCGACCCTTCCCAGCCCCAGGCGAGCGTCTCCTTGAGACGCCCGGCACCGGGCTCCTGGTAGTTACGCACGCCGACTGCCGGCTCGCGCAGGTTGGGGTCTTCGAGTTCAGTGACCGTGCGGGTGGTGAAGCGCACACCAACAGCCACGCGGCCATCGACCGGTACGGTGAAGCTGGCAGCCGGCACTTCGCGCACCGCGCCGCGCAGATAGACGCGACCGGCCTCCAGCGTGACCAAGCCGGTATCGGCGTCGATCTGCAGGTTGGCCCCGCTGACAATGTCGCCGTCCTTCAACAGCGCATCGGCCACGCCTTGCAGGCGGTGGATCAGGGTGGTCTGGATCTCGTTGAGTTCTCGGGACTGCAGGCCATCGCCCGCGCGAAACAGCAGCTGGGTGTAGTGCTTGGCCGGGTCAAACAGGTTGTAGTAACGCTCGATCATGGATGGCCTCGCGGATTAGAAAGTGACAACGAATTCGAAGGTCTCGCGCGTCGATGGCTGGCGCACGATGGGCACCGAGTTCTGCAGCACGAGGAGGATGCCGGGCTCAACGACTTGGCTCGGCACGAAGAATTTCTGCCCAACGGGCAATTGAGGATCGGTCTGGGTGTCAACGAATAGGCCTTGCTCGCGCACCACGCTGGTGGCGGCATCCTCGAAGTCGAAGCGCACGCGGATAAACAGGTGGTTGGTGGGGTCGGTGACCAGCCGGTAGCGTCCGGTCGGCACCACGATCTCGCCCTCAGGGTCGGCGGCAACGAAATGCACCTCGTCCACCAACCGGCGGCCGACCTCGCGCAGCAGCGCCGTCTGGCCGATGGACTCGGGCGGGTGCGAGACCTTGAAATGAACAGTGACATCGCCCTCTTCGGGGATGCTGCTGGCCGGCAGACGCCGGATCACGCCCTCGCGGGCATTGACGCTGTAGTCGATGTCCAGCGCGTATTCGATCTGGTCATCCAGCGTGGTGACGCGGATGTCGGCCAGATGCGTAAAGCCCAACTCGATCACCCCCGCCTCATCAAAAGGTGTGCTGACCGCTTTGGTGGTGTCCCACAGTGGGTCGCCTTCGCCCAGGGCGAGGTGCAGGGTTTGTTCTTTGATCGCGGCGGCAAGGGCTGCGCGACCGCTGGCAGTCAGGATGGCCATCGGGTGCTCCAGGAAATGAATGGGGAGAAATACAAAGCAGCAGCGCGCAGAGCGCCGCTGGATCAGTTCAGCGTCTGATGTGTCGCGCCAATCAGCTCGCGGGTGTCGGTCCAGGTTGAATCCGGCCAGCGCACGCCAGTCCAGCTCTGGCCGCTCCAGGTGGCACGGCCACTGGCCAAGGCCATACGCGAGAGCGCAGCCTGCGTGTGGGTATTGCGCTCGGCACTTCGGGTCAGTAGCCGTTGCAGGCTGGCAGCAGAGCCGGCGAATTCGTATGGCACGATATCGGTGAAGCCTGAGACCGCCAGGCGCATCTCGGTCAGGGTGCGCCATTCGACCTCGGCCAGATCACCCAAAGTGAAATCACCCAGGGTGGGCAGCGACCGGATACGAAGCAGCGCACGCCGGGGTGTGCGGGTATTGACCTCGCCGAGTACGACCTCCGAGAGCACTACTTGTGCCCGCTGGTACAGCAGTGGCCGCCAGCCAGCCGCATCTGGCAGGGCTGGATTGCCTCGGGTGTGATCACGCCGAACAAACCCTCGGTCCAGGCTGGGCACCAATTCGCCCAAGGTCCACATCCCCAACGACTGATCGGCACGGGCCTGGACGCGATGGACAGCGAGATGGTCGCGATGGTCCTGAAGACTCAGGGTTGGCACGACCAAGTCAGCCGGGTGGTCACGAAGGCTTCGCTCCAGCACCTCGACGCGGATCAGCCGATGCGGTGTGGCAGAGAGCTGGTCACGGCCACCCAGGGTGATCGATTGCCCCTCTTCACGCCAGGCAAAGCGCGGCAGGTTGGCATTGATGTCACCCAGGGGGGTGCTGTCGGAAAGCACCACCATCGCTCGTGCGAAGCGACGCTCAGGCATTAATGACTGCGCATCCGGTAGTCCCAGCGCATTGGCCAGCGTGAAGAGGTGCGAATGCAGGATCTCCTCGTTGCGCGTATGCCCGGGATCGCCCAGAGCCGAGAAGTCGAGCAGATACCGGTCGATCAACCTCGCCACCGCAAATCGAGTTGCCTCGCGCGTGGGCGTCAGCACGATGTCGGTGGGTGCGTTCGCCCATTGGCGAACCCTACCGAACGATAGCTTGGTCTTCCCGTCCCGCCAGAACACGCCGCTGTGGTCCGAGAGCAGCGCGTCACCCAGTCGACTCTCGTCAAGCACCACCCGGCGCAGGTCATGGCCGTGGTAGATCCGTGACAGACGAGAGCGTGGCGGTGCCGACAGTCGGGCAATGGCGATCAGGTTGGCAATTGCCGTGTCGCTGTCGAGCACCTGTCCCGGGTCGAGTTGGAACTCGGCGAAGTGAACACCGGGCGGTTCCTGCTCGACCGTGGCGCGCATCCCGACCCAGGACAAGGCCGTCGATAGTGCCGCCGGTGTGCCACGCAGCCGCTGCCACAGAATCCCTTCGGCTATCGCCTGTCTTGGCTCCGGTAAATACGGCAGCAACTCGCCCAGTCCGTACTCCCAGATCAGCCAGGGCAGGAGCAGATCAGATGGATCGGTCTTGAACTGGCGGATCGCATCCGCCGGCAGTGCCAGCCTGGAAAGCGGATCGGTCGTTAGGGATAGCGCCTGCTCCAGCGGTGTGGCATTGGCGGGCAGCAGATGGTCAGCAGTCATGTGCCCTCCAGCGCAGGATGGCGGGCGCTATCGATCCCGCCCCGCAAATTCCAGATTCAGATGCATCAGCCGCACCGCCTGGTTGGCATTGGCACGGATATCGGTCGTGGGTGAATGCAGCTCGACCTTGTGCACGCCGGGGCGCTGCAACTCGCCAATCACCCAGGACGGGGTCAGATCCCAGCCCAGGCCTGACTGCGCTGCCAGTGCGTCCTTGAAACGGGGAGCGATGGCCTCGAAGGCGGCCATTGGCGTATCGGGATAGAGCCAGATGCGGGCGGTGACGGTGACGGGAATCAACTCGGCCGCCACCACCTCGACGGTGTCGGTGAGAACCCGGATGTCGTCGCGCAGCACCACAGCACGGACAGCCTCCAGCACGGCATCCGGTACCGTCTCCTCCTCTCCCTTGGCCAGCACGCTGATGCGCACCCGCCCGGGTTCCGGGCTGTCGACCTCGACATCGGCCACGTCCGGTGAAGCGGAGAGCGCCCAGTAGCGGTAGTGCGCCGCGCCGCCGGCGTTGGCAAAGCCGATGATGCGTTGGCGGGTACGCAGGCGCAGCGCCTCGTCGGTCTCTTCCATCAGGCGTGTCACCCCATAAAAGGCCGCCAGGTGATCGAGATCGCTGCCGGTGGCAAAGGCCAGAAGGGAGGCTTTGGCAGACGCATTGATACGGTTTCTCAGCAGCACCTCGCGGTAGGCTGCCACCTCCAGCAACTTCACCGCCGGGTCCGAGGCCAGGAGCGCCGAATAGTCGGGGTAGCGCGATTGAAACTCGGTTTGCAGTTCCGAGAAGATCGTGTCGAAAGACAAGGGCTCGATGACGGCCGGCGTGGGCAGGCTCGCCAGATCGTTGAGTGTCGTCATTCACACCTCCAGGCCGGTGAGTACGGCTGCTTTGCCGTCAGGCAGGTAGATGCCTTCCAGATCAAGCACGACTTGCCCGACCGTGGCCGAAGCAATGCGCACACGGGTGAGTTTGAAGCGTGGCTCCCAACGGGCAAGCGCTTCGGCGGTCGCGGAATACAGGTCCATGGCAAGCCTCGGGGTCATGGGGTTATCGACCAGGGCGGGCAGGCGCGAGCCATAGTCACGGCGCATGACCCGAGTGCCGATGCGGGTGGTCAGGATGTCGCGGATGCTCTGGCGTAGGTGGTCGATGCCAGCCAGGGGCTGGCCGGTTTGGGCGTTGATTCCAAGCATCGCTGATCACCCTGCATAGACATTCGGTGACCCTTGGGCCACGCTCGAGCCGCAGGCCACCGGATCACCGATGCGCCAGACGGCCTGTCCCTCGGCAAATACACTGGAACTGCCTTCCGCCAGCACGCTGGCGTGACAGGCTGGTCCACAGCAGTGGGTCGCCCAAGCATCCCCCACCCGGTGCACCGCAATGCCATTGATGAACACCGAGGCCGCCGCCGAGGTACTGGGGCGTGCCGGAAAGCAGCCGTGACCGGTGCATTGGTCGCCCAAGCGCGTGATCGCTGGCATGGCAACCTCCTTCAGTTCAGATCAATCCGGGGAGCGGTGAGCCTTGCCCCCTGATCGCTGAGTTCCAGTTTGGTAGCACCAATCTCCAGCACGATCTTGCCGCCCGCTGGTACTGCCAAGCGCCAGTGGTGCTGGGCACGGTCGTACTCCATCACGGCGCCGTCCTTGAAAAGGGTGCGCGATACATCGGCGGAGTCGGCCGGAGCGGGATGGGCTGCCCGGTAGAGCGAGCCCACCACCACGCCCTGATTGAGATCGCCACCCGGGGCAACCAGCAGCACCTGCTCCCCCGGCTCGGGCGGATGCCAGGTCCGATCCGGTCCGGCGCGCAGCGTCGCAAAGGGCAACCAGCCGGTGGTGATGGGGCCGGCCTGTACCCGCACACGGGCACGCGCGGTGTCGAGGGCCACCACCTGACCCATCAGGGCCACATTGCTGATGCGCCGCTCGGCCTCGGTCATGTCCTGGTGCAGGTTGCGCTCGCTCATGCGCTTGACTCCCGGTAGTGGGTGCCGACCGGCTGATAGCTGTGCTCGTGACTCACGCCGATCTCCGGCGCCCAGCTCACCAGCACCTGAAGGGGCAGCACCCCATCATCGATCACTGGCTTGGTCCAGTAACTGACCTCAAACGACAGACGCGTCGCCAGCACCGGCGTGTCGCCCTCTCCACCCTGATCGACTTCAGTACGGGTCAGGCGGGCGCCTTCGACCAGCAGCCCAAGCGTCTCGTCAAGATCGAGGATGGCTTCGACGGCCTGCGCCAACACATCGGCTTCCTCGGCTGCGGCGTCTCCGCTGGCGATGATCTCGACCGACAACTCCAGCTTCCGATAACGCAGCCCCGGATCGGCATTGGGCTGATCCTCGATGCGCTCGTCGCGGGTGTAGATCAGGATGGCGGGCAGCTTGGCAGCAAACAGCGGGGTGCTGCGGTGGATGCTGATCCGGTTGGCGCTGATGCGCGGATCAATCGCCGGCAACTGCGCCACCAGTCGCTCCTTGACCGCGTCACGGATCAGGGTGCGTGGATGCTTCATGGCCGCCCCCTTTGTGCAGCATTAGTTTCAAAAAGCCGTGCCCATCGGGGCGCACCTCGACGATCAGGTAAAGCACACCTTGAACGGTCACCGCATCGCCCTCGGTCGGGGTGGCGGGCAGATCGGCCTGCCGCACCTCCAACACCGGCTGCACCATGGACACCGGTACACCCGTGCTGGCATCCACCTCCTGGTGCGCAGCGGTGAACACGCCCCGGCCCGGTAGCGCTTCGGCTTGCCCCTCAAGGTGAAACACCACCGGCTCACCGAAGGTGGTGAGCACGATGGATGACATCGCCCGGGTCAGGTCACCAAAGACGGTCATGGCCACCTCTCATCACGATCACCAACCATTGCTGGAGAAGAGCCGCACGGTCAGCGCCGGGCGCTTCACGATGGGCAGCGGGTTGGACTGGGTGTAGATATCCACGCCGGTGCCGTTCGGACGGGCCAGCTGATGGGCATAGAGCTCCTGCCCATAGGTACCGACCGCTTCCATCAGATTCGCCGGGGCAAAGTAAGTGCGGAAGGTATCGAGCGTGCCCAGCGGGAAGGCCACACCTTCGCGCGGCGGGATCAGGCGCACAGACGTACCGTTAGCCAGCGTGACCGTGCCGAAATACTCCTCGAACAGGATGGAGCCAAAGCGGAAGCCCCGGCGCACATCGTCGCGCAGCGGGTTGGTGCCGGCCGTGCCCTGATAGAAGGTGTAGGCCTCCTTGACAGTCTTGTGCTTGACCAGGGCATCGAAGAACTCGGGGCTGACCAGCGCGTGAATCGTGGTCATCATCTCGCCCTTCAAGTTCTCCTCAATGTGGCGGGCCACCTGGGTGCAATGGATGACCATATCCTCGGTGCCACCGAACACAAAATCCACCTCGGGCTTCTGAATGTCGAACTCGTCGTGCCAGTCGTACAGCGTGTTTCCAGCACCGTCCTTGGTGATACCCAACAGTGCATTGACGCGCATGTACTCCAGCGTCTGCGCGTGCTTGGCGCGCATCCGGGCAAGTTTGCGGGTCATCACGGTCACCAGCGGGTCTTCGCCAGCGGCCAGGCCCAGACCCCGGATGCCCTGGATCTCTTCGGGCAGCACCACATCGTTGTGCGGGATGTGCGGCACGGCAAACGAGCGCACCGAACGCTTGTCGGTGGTGCCAACGGTCGCCGGAGCACCGGGCGCCACGGCGGGCAGCAGACGCAGTTCGCCCTCGATGGACTCGATGGTGACGTTGCGCTGGGAAATCGGCTCGGGGGCAAACAGGCCCAGCTGGCCAACCCGGCCATAGGGATTGGGCAGCATCTGGATGGCGGCCGACATCTCGGCCAGCGTGAAGCCGCCCGCATCGAAAGGATTGACGATCACGGTCATGGAGAAACTCCTGCGAATATGGTTCAGGCAGCGGCGCGCACGACGATGCCGTGGGCTGCCAGTTGCTGGTGTTTGAGGGATTGGGCGGAAGGGTCAGTGACCGAGGCGTCAAAGGCCAAGGCGCGGTCAGCGACGATGACCTGGCCACGGGCCAAAACCACTGCCTGGGTGTCGGTGTCACTGGCGGCGACCGGGTGCAGCAGCACGGCGCAGGCGATCTCAGCACCTTCCTGGCCTGTCGTCGAAGCGGCTGACGACAGGGCGTAAATGCCGGTCGCGGTGACGCGGCCCAGCACGGCCCCCAGGGGGTAAGCTGTGCCGGCCTTCAGGGTCACGGTCTCGCGGGTGTAGTCGGGATCGGACTCGCGTTTGATCAGATCACCGAGCGTATTCGGAGAAATCAAAGGTGTGCTCATTTACGAACTCCATAGGCTTGGGCCGCTTTGACCAAGGGGCTGTCAGCGACGCATTGGGGTTTGGTTTGGGGTTGCTGCGGTGCCTCAGCGACGATGTCTTGTGCGACATCACGCTCAGCGGCCTGCTTCAGCACCGACTGACGCAGCGCATCCGGGGTGACGCCACGGGCCAGGGCCTGGGCCGGATCGACCGTCACGCCCAGTCGCTTGGCCTGGGCAGCGATTTCGGTGAGCTCGGCGAGTTGGCGTCGTAGACGCTGCTCGACTTGGGCCGTGATGGCCGCTTCATCGAGCGGCGGCGGGGTCTGCGGTGACTGCGACGGGGCCGGGGCTGTGTTCTCTTGGGTGTCGTCCACCGGCGTGACAGGGTTGTGATCATTCATGGAGATCTCCTTCGGGAAGAGTTGGGATCGGGAGGTGGTGCGGGTGGCCGACAGTGCGGCGGCCTTGTTGCTCAGGCTGCTGCTGGCACTCATGGCGAGCTGTCGTTGCAGAGCGGCCAGCACCTCGGAACGGGTGCCGATCTGATCGACCAGCCCAGCCTGCAGCGCCGCCTCGCCGCGATAAACGCGAGCCTCGGTGTCGCGGATGGCGTCTACCGTCAGGCGGCGGAACCCCGCAACCAGGCTGATGAACTGCTCATGGAGCTGCTCGATGTCGGCCTGGATGTCGGCGGCGACTGGCGCAGGGAGTGGTGCGTGCGGATGGCCATCGACCTTGTGGGCACCGGCGTGCAAAAAGGTGTAGGACATCCCGGCTTTGGCATCCGCCACCGACTCATCGACGTGCACCGCGACCACGCCGATGGAGCCCACCTCGGCGGTACGCGTGAGCCACAACCGGTCAGCGGCACAGGCAATCGCGTAGGCGGCAGAGAGTGCGGCTTCATCGGCAATCGCCCACAGGGGTTTGCCAGAGGTCTGAGCCAACTGGCGCAGACGCTGTGCCAGATCGAACACGCCGCCCGCTTCGCCGCCGCTGGAATCGATCTCCAGAAACACGGCGCGCACCTGGGGATCGGCAAAGGCCTGTTCGGCCATCGCCTCGATGTCGTGGTAGCTGGTCAGGCCACTGGCCGCACCAATATAGGAAGAGCGTCGCACCAGCGTGCCGAGGACCGGCAGGACGGCGATGCCCTCCAGGATTTGGAGGCCACCGGTCATGCCGGCATCGACGTTGGCCGGCGGTGGCGTGGCGAGCGTGTCGCCGACCATCTTTCTGGCCACCACCCCAAGGATCACTTCGAGTTTCGGGCGCGCAATCAAGAGCGGCGTCCCGTAAAGGCGGGACGCCAGGTATGGCAAATCAGTCATAGGGATTCCTCAGTTCGAGGGTGGAGGCACGGGCTCACGCCCAAAGCGCAGCCCCAGGCTGTCCTCGCGCCGGTGGTCACCGGCGATCTCGG